TCTGGTACGTTTAAAAGCGTTTCTCCGATGGGCGTATAGAAATGATTACCTTGCGGATGTATCGTGGCTAGATAAGCTTATACCGTACCCAGACGAGGCATCTAAGGAAGAACTTGAGTATAAATATCTTGAGCCAGATCAGCTTGAGAAGCTGCTTGATGCTATGACCGTTGAGCACTGGAGGAATGTCACGGAATTTATGGCTCTTACCGGGATGCGTGCAGGAGAGGCGTTAGGCTTGCAGACATCCGACGTGGATTTTGGAAACCGCACAATTCGGGTATGCCATTCTTTGAGTTCGGTGACCGGGACTCTTGGTGAGACAAAGACCAGGCGGCAAAGGGAAGTATATATGCAGGACGAGCTTCTGAAGCTGTGCAGGCGGCTTGATCTGGAGCGTAAGAAGCGTGATCTGACTACTGGAGTGCGATCCGCTTACTTCTTTTCAGCTCCAGACGGATCACCGTTAGAATATTATGCTTTTAATAAATATCTGAGAGAGATTGCGGCAGATGTGCTGGATCGTGACCACAAGACGACAACGCACATACTGAGACATACGCACGTTGCACTTATGGCAGAGAATGGTGTCTCGCTGGATGCGATATCAAGGCGCGTAGGGCATAGCAACAGCCGGATTACACGTGATATCTACTTTCACGTGACCAAGAAGATGAAAGAGCGTGACAATGCAGAATTTGAACAAGTGACGCTTTTGGCTAAGTAACAAAAAAGCAGGAAACTTTTGTTTCCTGCCTTTTTTTATACAATAATATTTATTGACCAGTTGCAGCAGATGTGTAAGCGTCTGTAATCTGCGTAGCCTGTTCCTCATACACGTCCATGAGCTTCTGCGCCCAGTCGTTGTATGTCTGATCATCATCGCCATTTGCTAATTTTAATTCAGCCATTTTCTCAACGCCCTCGTTGGAGATCTCGGCAAGTTCTTCGGTTTTTGAATTGCTCAATTCAGCGAGTGCATTAATATCTCCGGCTTTTTCTGCGGCTTCGGAATTAAACTCGTCCACAAGACCCGGTGTTGCGTCTTGAAGCTTAGCGGTGTAATCAGCTAAGATGCTTTCGTAAGTTGCTTCGTCTTCCTTGCTTTCTTCTTTGTTGTCCTCTTTTGAGGTTTCCTCTGTTTTGGTGTCTTCTTTTTTGTCGTCACCAGATCCACCGCAAGCGGTAAGTGATAACGCCATAGTCGCAGTGATTAAAAGCGCAATAAGTTTCTTTTTCATAGTTCGTTCCTCCTATTACTTTTGTACAAGTACCGATGCTCAAATTATCTCACAAACTGTTATGTATATCAATGATAATTTCATGTTTCGCCTGTTGTTTTACTATCTTATCACTGATGCCACGATACCAAACAGTACCCAGTGGCTCATGTCCTCTCTGCTATCAGAATCTATCTCAAATGTCTCACCGTAACCGTTTACCGGAATGAACCTGTTCGGGGATCCCGGATTGTATATACGGCAATAAGCCTGTCTGGTGTCGCAATTGATGATAATGACCGTGTCTCCGTCTCTTGGCGGTCTACGGATGATTCCGATCACGTCACCCTTGACATACACTGGATGTAAGTGATTGGATGTAATGCGTATTCCACACCGCACCTCCGTTCCGTACTTGGTCATAAATTTAGGGCACGCAACACGTTCTGTATATGCAGAGTCTAAGATCATGCCGTCTTCCATGTTCCCAGTAGGTACAATCACTTCCAGATAATCATCTGTTTCATCCACGCTCCCTTTTAGAGCTATCTCGTATTCAATTATCGCATCAATGTAGGCTTTCTGCCTTTCGCTCAACTGTCGGTATGAGCGTAGTAGTTCCAACTCCCTGTTCTGACATCCAAAAAACTCAGATACAAACATCCCCGTGATCTCGTACAGCTTCGGGATGATCTCAACATTAATGTTGCTCACCCTGTGACTGATAATGTTTTTGTAAGTAGACAGAGATATCCCCAGTTTCCGTGCAAAGTCCGTTTGTGTGTACCCTAGCCGGATCCTCTCTTGTTCGACATTTACCGCAAAGTTATCCATCATTTCGACAATATTCATGAAGCTCACCTCTTTTGATGGTTATCACCTTGCCTACATTGTTTTCTGATAAATACAAAATTACCTGATAAAAGTCAGGTAATTGGAAGTAGAAGTGGTATAATTTAAGTATAGGCAGACTGGGAGGCACGCGGTGGCACGCATTAAATAGCCTCCCAGCAATTACCTTGCTATTTTATTTTAGCAGATTATGTTACGGCTTTCAAGACAGAACTAGCGTTCTATACTCTCTACATAATATAATAGCAGGGACTTACACACAGGAGGTGCTATATGAGCAAAAAGAAGTGGACGGATGAGGAACTGCGAGAAACGTACAAGAGGCTGATACATCAAATGGTGGACGCTGTGGACGATGTGGAGAGGTTGAAAGAGATCTACACATTTACCAAAACATTAACAGAATAACTAACAAAAAAGACAAGGGTTTGCGCATTGCCCTTGTCTTGTCTTTTTTCTACCGATTCTTCACGGTTTCTATAAAGTCTTTTAGTATCTTCTGATCTTTCTCCGACAGAGAAGCATAGGTTCTGATAATATCCAATATCAATCCGTACATCTCGTCATTTCCTTGATAGCCTTTCAACAAAAGGCTTGCAACCTTTGCTGCTTCATCCTCTGGTGGGAGTTCTACAAGCATCGGCTCTTCGCCTGTTCGCAGCCATTCCTCGCGGACATCGAACTTTTCACAGATATCCGCTAGCGTTCGACTGCTAGGGTCTGCCTTTCCAGATTCGTAGGTAGCTATGGTGTTTCTTTTTACACCAATCTTATCAGCCAGCTCTTGTTGAGTAAGACCAAGAATTTTGCGCAATTCTTTTAATCTTTCATTCATGTTTTCACCTCACTTTCTATATCTATCATATCACAAACCACTATTACAATCAACAAAAAATAGTCGAAAAATCAACAAAAATATATTGACAAAAGTCATTGCACGACCTATAATAGTCGTAGAACAACAAAAACGAGCAACACAAAGAACAGGAGGAACAACATGAAGTTCAATGATATTTTAATGGCAATTGACAATCGAACAAAAATAAGGTTAGCAGTCAGACTGTATGGAATGAAATTTATCACAAATTATCATTATGGAGAATACTACCTAGACAAAGAAGAATTCGATGATCTTGCAGATCGCAGGGTGCTGGATATGAGGGTTGTTGACGGAATACTAGAAGTGGAACTTTAAAAAGATGTAGAAAGGAGAACAACATGAGAAAAAAAGATAAAGAGTTCTTCGAGTACATGGAAAAGAATTTCAAAACACCGCCAGAAATAGCGGAGCTGTTCTACTATTTCGATAGGCGAGTTGTAAGATATCGGCTTATCATCGCAGTGCTGTTAATGATTATAGTTTTGCTGATAATATTCAAACCTTAAACATAATCATATTTGTCAGCAATGATGCAATGATAGCGGCCATCACAGAGATGATTAATTGCCAGACCTTTGTGTCATAGAACTGGTGGCGTTTGTAAACGCAATAACGTCTGTATGTATCAGTAAGATCATACACCGGATAATTTGGAACATCGTTTCTCGCAGAATCGGTGAAACGATAGTGAGATTCGATGAATTTATATGTGTTCTCCAGTGTGCACCGATCTTTGCCGATGAATTTATAAGACACCGGATGATAAAAGCGCATGATAAATAGCTTCAGCTGTTCACGCAGTAATAAATTAACATTTGAAAAGTCCATAACAATTCCTCCCTTGCTTTTATTGTAGCAATGAGTGATTGAATTGGCAATAACCGAAACGGTCAGCAATGACCGTCTGCCGGGGATGACCGTCCGGCACTGATGAGGTAGGTCGTGATAATTTCTCCTTAGGCGGTGGAGCAGGTCACCGCCAGAAAAAGAAAGGGGTGAAAAGATGGTAGGAGAAAAAGATGTGCAGGGTATGGTTGATGAGATCGTGCCAATGCTGAGAGGTTTAGACAGATCTTCGCTATTGTTAATTAAAGGCAGTGCGGAGGTGCTGAGTATTCACGCAAAAATGGAGAGGGGTGGAAAGGATGGAGAGAAACCCGATATACATGACACGTAAAGAGATCGGTGAGCTAGTTGGCTACAGCCACACGGCTGTAGATAACAGGCTGGCAGAAATACGAAAATATCAGGAAAAGGACTCAAGCCGATACAGATACCCTTTTAATGGTAGTCGTGTTCATGTGGGCGTATTCATCGACTGGTGCGCCAACAGAACCGCCCTAATGGACGGCAGGACTGCGAAACACGTGCCACCGTTTAACGTGTATGAGTCGCTGGCTTATGCCGGAGTTCTTATCTCTGATGCGTCTGTAATGACTCAGAAATGAAACTACATAGAGCCGGAACAGGAAGAAACGCTTTAACGGCGTAAAGCGTACAAAGTGGATAAAAAACATCAATAAGTGTAAATGAGATAAAAGGCTTGAAATAAGGAAAAACACAGTTTTGCATGGGGTAAAAATAGTTAAAATACATCAATAAAAACTATCGCACGATAATTCGCATGATAATTCGCACGAAGAATCGCACGATATGAATGCACCGCAAAGCCAGTGTTTGCAAGGCTTGCGAGACTTTTAAGAATCCAACTTAGCACGATAATTCGCACGAACTACGCACGAAGAATCACACGTTCTCGCGGATATATATTATATATATAATTTAATATTCTTAAGAATAAAAAAATAAAAAAACGCGTGCGCGTGAGAGATAAAGAACGAAGAAAGGAGACATAATAAAAATGAGAAAAACGATAGGCTGGTCGATTATTATCACAGGTCTACTTGGTATGTTTTTGGTAGCACTCCCATTAGAGAATGATGGAAACGTATCTTTGACGCCGTATCTCATGCGAGAGATTGGATGCGGTCTGGTGACTGTGATTGGTGGTCAGATTAGAGACAGGTACAAAAAAGAGTGCCCACGATAGTCCGGCAAGACTGGAGCACTCAACTAAATAACCATAGCTATTATAACACAGGAGGTAAAGAGATGGAAGAAGTAAGATTTATAGATGTGGATCGTGTAAGCATTCCGATACAGGAATACAGAGAGCTAATCGAAACCAAATGCAAGGCAGAAGCAGAGGCTGACAGCAGACAGAGTGACTGGTATCGGGAGAATAGCAGAGCGAATCGGGCAGAGTCAGAACTCGAAGAATTGAAAGCAAAGTTTGAAGAGCTGAAAGCAAAGTACGAAGAGGAGAAAAGGAATAATGGTGCAGTATGAAGGTATCGGACCGGAAGAGGGAACGATAGTTGCAGAAGAAGAAGCGTTTGACTATGCACTAGAGCGGTGTCTGCACGGAACACCAGAAGACCAGGATGAATTTAGAACAATGTTGGTTGAATGGTTTTACTCGGGGAATTATTTGAAAAGAGAAAATTAATGCATTGCAGGAGGCGGTTATAGATGCTGAAAAATTATGAAGAATTAGTAAAGGTTGATGTAAGGCAGTATTGCGAAGAAAGAGATGGTTTTACATATCTGAACTGGGCGAAGTGCATCGAGTTATTGCGAGACAACGGTGCGACTACAGTATATTGGGAGCCTGTTCCCGATCCGCATACCGGAAGCAGTTTAAGAAAGACGGATGTTGAGTTTAAGGACAAGAATGGGAACACAAATCGCTGCTACGAAACACGGATCAAAGTCGTGATCGATGATAAAGAGTACGAAATGCAAACTCCGGTTTTGAACGGTGCAAATCCGGTAAAAGACAATTCGATGAGCCAGCAGAGAGTGTGGAACAGCATGTGTAGGGCGTTTGTAAAGTGCGTGGCTATTCATACCGGGCTTGGATTTAACTTATGGCTGAAAGAAGAATACAACAAGCTGGAAGCAAAGATTCCTGGAACAGGAGAGAACCTTGCATCAGAAGCAAAGAAGAAGACACTCAAAACGCAGTGTACGGCGCACGGCATTGATTTGGAGGCATGGTTATGTTTAAACGAAAGGACGATGGACACGCTTACGGAAACAGAGTGCGCCAAGATGTTGAATGCGATCAAGAAAAAGTACGGTGATGATTGATGAATTTCGCAGGAAATATAGTCCAGATCTACCGAGATTATGGCAGACGGAAGTGGATGATTACGCTTGAGACAGATCAAGATATAACGGAAGAATATGAACGGTTGAAAGATAAGGTTGTATCTGCTGTCATTAAACTCTTCCGAAAGTCTCGAAGCCTAAATGCGAACGCCTACTACTGGCAACTGCTTGGCAAAATCTGCGAAGTTACCGGGGAGAACGCTGCATACAGGCACAATATGAACCTTAGAGAATGCGGGTACATAGAGCTGATAGATGGACAGGCAGTATATGTGGTCATCCCTGACACAGAAGAAGCAGAGAAAAAAGTGGATGCTTATGAAAGTGTCCATCTAAAGCCTACATCGCAGATCAAGGGCGGCAAGGATGGCAAGCTGTACAGAACGTACATGATGCTTCGCGGATCACATACATTTGATACAAAGGAAATGAGCAGACTGATTGATATTGTGATCGGACAAGCGAAAGACTTAGGGATTGAGACGGCAACACCAGACCAGATCGCGGAGATGGTACAGAAGTGGGGTGTAAAGATTGGCGAAGAGACTTAAGAGCGTATTTACAAACGATATGGATCATTGCTACTACACCGGCTCGCCTTACGTACACAGACACCATATTTTTTATGGCTCGTTAAGATCTAAATCAGAAGAATATGGCTATGTGGTGCCACTGGCACATTGGCTACACGAGAATGCGCCGGGCAGTGTGCATATGGATCCGAATCATGGATTAGATCTGGAGCTTAAACAGATGGCTCAAAAACACTTTGAGGAGCACCACGGAAGCAGAGAAGACTTCCGGCGAGAGTTTGGTAAATCATGGTTGTAACTTATTAACTATAGATTCCCACGCAAATGTAACTAGATGTAGACAACACCTCATTTTATAGCATACAAAAACCACTATATATCACGCGGCCGGAGAAGCGTGGCTCCGGCAGAAAGGAGAAGTAATTGGAAAAGACAGCACAAGATTACTTTTATGCGATACCAGATGGGCACATGAATGCGATTCAGCGACCGGCCAATCCGAGCACAGATAGGTTGCTGAGAAAAATGATTGAGCATGCAAACAAGAATGGGGATTGCATTTTAAATAACGGATATGGAATCTTTAGACCGCTTCCATTGGATCCGGTAGATGCGGCAGAAGCGAATATATACTTCCAGAAGGAGCTGCACAGAGCCAGAAGCATACAGCTAAAAAGGCTGTGCATGAAACAAACTTATGAAGGGTGGGTACGAGATGCGATATACGCTAATCATTGCCGGGAGACTGGACAACATGAACGACTACACGAGTGCGTGCCGTACGAATCAATATAAAGGCGCAAAGCTTAAACAAAAAAATGAAAACGTGGTCAAACAGGCAATATATGAACAGCTTGGAAGATTGCGCATCAAGAATCCGGTACGGATGCTGTACCGATGGTACGAGCCAAACAAGAGACGTGATCTGGACAACATCAGCGCATTTGGGCGCAAAGTAATACAGGACGCGCTTGTAGATACAAGGGTTTTGCAGGATGACGGCTGGCGATATGTGAAAGGTTTTCAAGACGAGTTTTATGTAGATAAAGGTAACCCACGAATAGAGGTAGAGATTATAGAGGATGAATGATGGATATATCAAGATTAGCAGAAAAATTCTTGGATGGGAATGGTACAAAGACATTAATACGTTCCGGCTGTTTATGCATCTACTGTTAAAAGCAGAATGGAAAACGACAGCATACAAAGGCGAAGAGATTGATCGCGGAGCGTGCGTGTCGTCGCTGGTGGAATTGTCAGAAGAAACAAAGATGAGCATCAGTGCAGTTAGGACTGCATTGAAACATCTGGAAACAACAGGAGAAATCACACGAAGACCATGCGCAAAGTCAAAAAAAAGTGTGTACAAGATCAATAACTATGACAAGTATCAAACAGAATACAAGCAAGAAAATTGGAAGAGTAGCGCAATGGATGTAACAACGTATCAGGATGACAGAAAGAAAAAGAACAGGCGTAGATTTAATAACTTCGCTGGCAGGAAGTATGACATGGATAGTTTAACGATAGGAATCCTGCAAGCGCAGGAGACAGGAGGTAAAAATGAAAGAAGTAATTAAGAGCTATAAAGGATTTGAGAAAGATATGACTTGTCGAGGTTTTCGATACGAGGAGGGCAAGGAATACGAGGAAGACAAAGCAAAAGTATGCGATGCAGGGTTCCATGCTTGCGAGTATCCACTAGACTGTTTTAAGTATTATGCGCCAAGCACAAGCGTGTACCACGAGGTCGAGCAGAGCGGAAAGTTGTCTAAGAGCTCGGATGATAGCAAGGTAGCAGCAACAAAGATCAAGATTGGAGCACGAATAGGAATACCAGGACTGGTACAAGCCGCAATTGAATATACGACAGAGCGTGCTAAACAAACAGAAGACACACATAACACAGGTAACTGCGGAGCATCCTCTAACACAGGGGGCCGCGGAGCATCCTCTAACACAGGGGACTACGGAGCATCCTCTAACACAGGTAACTGCGGAGCATCCTCTAACACAGGGTACCGCGGAGCATCCTCTAACACAGGGGACTACGGAGCATCCTCTAACACAGGGGGCCGCGGAGCATCCTCTAACACAGGGTACCGCGGAGCATCCTCTAACACAGGGGACTACGGAGCATCCTCTAACACAGGTAACTGCGGAGCATCCTCTAACACAGGGTACCGCGGTACTTGCGAAGCTAATCATCCTAATAGTGTTGCTGCGGCTTGGGGTCCTGAATCAAAAGCAAAAGGCGTGATCGGAGCAACACTTGTATTCGCGGAATGGTATCGATTATCCGATAAGTACTGGAAAGAAGACGCTTGGGAGTTTAGGGGATCTATGATGGTGCGTGTTGACGGAAAAAACATTAAAGAAGACACATGGTACTGGATGAAAGGTGGAAAGATTGTGGAGGCAAAGGATGAATAGACCGAAGCTTAATAAAGCACATAAACTAGATCTGATCGCACAACATGATAGCGAAGCAATGAACAGACCGGATCAGAAAGCAATGGAAAGATTCAGAAGTCCGGCATATAGCACGTTGGGATATCTGAAAAAGAAGAAAGTAGATGTAAAGGAGAATATAAGTGGATAGGCAGGAACGAGAAAAAAAGGAAGAGTATCTCAATCAATATAGGGATAATGTCAGATACATACATAGACTGACAGAAGAGATAGCAGAGCTGAGAGAACTAAAGATGTCAGCATCTGCCGTAGCTAACGACGGAATGCCGAGAGGTGGAGACCAGAGAGACTTGTCTGATTATATGGTACGAATTGACTCGATGATACAAGATCGCGAAAACGAATTTAGAAAGCGCGTGATGCTTTTTGATGACATCTTAAAAAAAATAAAAAGCCTTAAAAACCAAAATGAGGATGATGTAATGTTTTATAAATACATCAGGAGGAAGAATTTTGCAGAGATTGCAGAGAAAATGAATTATTCAGAGAGACATACAAGAAGAATTCACAATAAGGCACTAGAACATCTTAGGATACCGGAGGAGGATGAAAATGAGAAGCCGGAAAAGCATACCCAAATCAGTTAGACTATTGGTATATGAGAAATGCAATTGCCGGTGCGCCTATTGTGGTTGCGAACTGGAATATAAGGATATGCAAGTTGACCATGTAGAGTCGGTGTATAAGCATGACTATGAAAAACATCATTCCTATAGCAAAACCTTAACAGACGAGGAAATTAACAGTATCGATAACTATATGCCGGCTTGTAGAGCTTGTAACTTCTATAAGGGTACATACAGTTTAGAAACGTTCCGAAGAAATTTGTCAACTATGTTATATGAGAATTTGCGGAAGAATTTCAATTACAAATTGTTGTGTAAATACAGGTTGATAAGAGAAGAGATAAAGCCGGTTGAATTCTATTTTGAAAGGATGGAGAAAGATAGTGAGTAGGATGCGACAAATGGTTGCTACATGCAACCTAATTACTTGGCGTTGCCTAAGGTATTCCAGTTTCCGACAGATGAGGATATAGAGGTATAAGGAGATTTGCTGAATGGAATTTATTGATTGGTTCGCCAATGGAGTTACTGTCAATGTGATAGAAGCAATTGCGAAAAAGATAAGAGAGGAGATCGGACAGGATGGATAGCGTATATGATGACTACTGCTATGAATGCGGAGCGTATGGTGACGATTACAGAGTAGACGAAAACGGGAATTTAGTTAGCAATTGTGCTGACTGCCCATTTAATGAGGATAGGAGCGAAGATGAAGTACTTTAACAACAAACAACAGGCGTATAAGCGGAATAAGGTATTAAACCGCCGTGATGCTGATAACCTTATAGTCGCGTCACACAAGCTGTTTATGATGATCGGGTGTCTGGCACTGAATCAGGCGTTCGACTTCGGCGAAAAGCGTGTGGGGCGGTTTGTGGACAAGTTTCAGGATATTCTGGATTCATATAACAGAGGTTATATCAGCTTGGAAGATATTGAAACAATGCTGAAAGAAGACATAGGAATCGAGGTGGAATAATATGAAGAACAGAGATAAATACGCAGAAGAGTTATTAAACGTAGCGTGCACAGGCAAGAAAATTGCGATTGATAAACGGACAATGCAGATTAGAAGCTGTGCATTGATTCCGTGCGAGCATTGCTTGTTTAATGAATATGACGATTGCAGTAAAAAACTAGCAGAATGGGCTGAATCCGAATACGTTGAACCAGCAAAGATATCGAAGAAAGACAGGGCGTTTCTGGACTATCTTAAAGAAGAATATAAGTTCATCACAAGAGATAAAAATGGTATGTTGTTTGTATATGAAGCACAGCCAAGAAAATTGGAAAAGTATTGGTATTTGTACAATTGTGGTTGTCTAGGCTTGAATCGGTGTTTAAATGTTGATTTTCCGATGGTTAAATGGGAAGATAATGAACCGTGGAAAATTGAGGATTTGAAGAAGTTGGAGGTGTGTGAGAACCATGAGAATTGTTAGTCAGAATGGCAAGTACGATTTACCTTACGAAGAAACAACGTTGCAAATTTTTAATAGTGGGAAAGTAGCTGCATATTCATTGGTCGACCTTTTAAGCAATGATTATATCGAAATAGCAACGTATTCCACGGTGGAGAAAGCAAAAAAGGCTGTGGAAATGTGTAGAGAGAAATATCTTTCAATAATGGAGCCGGATGGTGGATATGATATGACAAGTGGTTGGCATATACAACCTGATTATTTGGTATTGCCGAAAGTATTCCAGTTCCCGAAAGACGAGGAGGTAAAAATATGAGATTAATTGACGCTGATGCATTAATTAGCTTTATAGATCCAGAACATTTAAGGCATTCTGGCGGACTAACCTTTTCGGAGGTTGATGTGATAAACATGTTGAATCATGCGCAGACAGTACTTGGAAAAGAAAGTCATGGAGTCCTCCGCAAAATAGCCAACTATCTGATAAAGGAATATGAAGGTGATGATGACAATGCACCTACGCTGGATATCACAATAAGTGACATGAGAGAAATATGTGGAATGTATCAAGACTTAACCGGTGCGAGAAAACTGTTGGAACAGTGGCAAATGTATGGAAGAGGATGGATTCCATGCAGCGAGAGATTGCCGGAGAAACCAAGAGCCAATTATTACGATGGCTACATTGTGCAGACTAGACACGTTACACAGCCGTTTAGTGCGTATTGGGATGGTATAGAGTGGACAGACGTTGGTGACGATGCAGTGGACGATGTAATAGCCTGGATGCCACTTCCAGAGCCGTACAAAGGAGAATGATTATGCTAATACCAAAAGTAAAAGCAAGCGAATTTAAAAAGTTTGGATTTAAGAGATGCAAAGGGATTCCGAAAGAGTCAGAGTGCTACTATCTTTGTATTGCAAGAGGTTCAAAAATGATATTTGTTAGTGATGTATGTTTTTGTATAAATGATTGGGATGAAAACGACTCAAGAATACATAAAAAAGCTAATTGTAGATACAGAGATCATAGAACAGCATTGGATATAATCTACGAACTGATTAAGGCAGATATGTTGAAAAGTGAATGGGAGTGAAAAGATGAGACTAATTGATGTGTACAAGATTACAAGGGCGAGTGAGAAAAATGCTAGATTTTGGATATTACAATATGGATTGTACGGCAGGTATGAAGGAATTTCCTGATAAATATTTTGATTTGGCAGTTGTGGATCCTCCGTATTTTTCAGGACCGGAACGGAGAAAGTTCTATGGTCGGAAAATAAGTCCGATTGGCGTACAAAGGATTTATCACCAATCAAAAGAATGGGAAGTGCCGGGCAAAGAATATTTCGAAGAACTGTTTAGAGTATCGAAAAATCAAATTATATGGGGATGCAATTATTTTGAGTACATATTTCCGGCTGGCCGTATTGTGTGGGATAAGTGCAATGGGAAAAGCAGTTTTTCAGATTGTGAAATAGCCTATTGCAGCATGCATGACAGCGTCAGACTTATTCGATATATGTGGAACGGGATGATGCAGGGGAAAAGCATCGAAGAAGGACACATCCAGCAGGGGAATAAAAAATTGAACGAGAAACGCATACATCCCACACAGAAGCCGGTAGCGTTATACGAATGGATTTTTGGAAAGTATGCGAAACCCGGCGATATAATCCTAGATACGCATGTTGGGTCTGCGAGTAGCTTGATAGCTGCTGAAAGAGCTGGACTGCAGTATGTTGGATTTGAAAAAGACGAATATTATTTTGACATATCGAAAAAAAGATTAGAACTGAGGTAGACGATGAACAGAATCAATAGAGCATTAACCATCCTGCTTGCATCCCTGGCGTTAACCGGATGCGCTGAGAAGCAGGAGACGAAAGAGCCGATACCGATCACGGTGGAAAAGCCGGATATCACAAAGACAAAAGAATTCAAGCAGGCTGTATCTCAACGAGTAGATGAGGTGCTGGGCGGCGAAGTCAACCTGACAGTGTACCTGGATACGGCAGAGGATTTTAATTACATCGGAGAACTGGAGATCATCAATGATGGCTCGGACGGAACACGGCCGGTGATATTCATTCATGCGGATCACAGGACGGATGAAAATGAATGGTGGTAAAAAAGATGTCCTTTAATGTCATACATATATGATGTATACTGGCAATGTCGAAAGATAGACAAAACGTTCGTTTTTCTCTCATTTGATGGGAACCTCCTGACTTATCAAGGAAAGGCACTTGGCGCAAGCTGGGTGCTTTTTCTTGTGCACGGAAAAGCGAACGGATTATATATTGTACGCAGAAGACGGATGACCGTCTTTTTTTAGATTGGAGAAAAATGTATAGCAGAGCGCACGAAAGTATGCAGTTATGGGACAAGCAGAAACAGAACAATAGAGAAGATATTCGTACCAAGGAGGCGATAAGGTGTCGAAAAAATATGAAGACTGGATTACAGAAGAAGGACTTATCAAGATAGAGGGATGGGCGAGAGATGGTCTAATAAACGAGCAGATTGCTACGAATATGGGGATATCCAGAAGTACACTGAATGCATGGTGCGATAAGTATCCGGACATATCGAACGCCTTAAAACGCGGCAAAGAAGTAGTTGACCGACAGGTCGAGAATGCCTTGCTAAAAAGAGCATTGGGATACGAATACGAGGAAGTGTCAGAAGAATACGACGAAGACGGAATGCTTGCGAAGAAGAAAGTCACGAAGAAGCGGGTAGTGCCAGATACAACGGCGCAGATATTCTGGCTTAAAAACCGTAAGCGCGCCGAATGGTGTGACCGCCAGACTGTAGAGGTTAGCACACCGATAGACGACTCGGCCAAAGAAATGAGGGAATACCTTGAACGACGACAAAAAAAGAATACTTGACCTACTGTATGATGAGCCTTATCTGATAGGGCACTGGGTAGGCTTTAAAGACCTTACTACTCTACACAACGAGTGGTTGAGGTCTTTTTTGTATTCCAAAGATGACCAGACACTACTCGCGCACCGTGGGTCGTATAAGACAACAGATTTATCTTTATTCCTCGCACTCCACACAGTGATATCACCGACGGAGAACGTCATGTTTTTCCGTAAGACGGATGATGACGTGACAGAGGTAATCCAACAGTCGCAGAAGATACTTAGGAGCGGAGCACTGAGAGATATTGTCAACACACTGTACGGCACAGACTTGGTATTTGAGCGAGAGACTACTTCCGAGGTTGATACAAACCTTAATACATCTACAAAGGGAGTACCGCAGGTAGTTGGACTCGGCATCGGAACATCCATCACTGGAAAGCACGCAGACATTGTGGTTACTGATGACATTGTCAATGTTAAGGACCGTGTTAGCCGGGCAGAGCGAGAGAAGACAAAAACGCAATACATGGAGCTCCAGAATGTCAAGAACCGTGGTGGACGATTTATCAACACTGGAACGCCGTGGCATAAGGATGATGCCATATCACTCATGCCGAATGTCAAGAGGTACGACTGCTACAGCACAGGATTAATCGACAGAGGGACGCTAGAGCGGTTGAGAAACAGCATGACGGACAGTCTGTTTGCCGCTAACTACGAGCTCAAACATATAGCAGATAGCGACACGATGTTTAAGCATCCGCAGTTTGTATCTGATTCAACATTGATCTATAACGGCGTGGCACATATCGATGCGGCTTATGATGGCTCTGACGGAACGGCATTTACTGTTATGAGGACGTTGCCGGACGGTCGGATCATCGGATTTGGCAAGCGGTGGGAGAAGCACGTGGATGACTGCTTGGGAGAGATCAAGGCACTTCACACGTTGTACAGAGCCGGAACGATTGAGAACGAGAAGAATGCAGATAAGGGATATCTGATCAAAGAACTTGGGAACATGGGGCTCCCGAAACACGGATACCACGAAAGCATGAATAAATATATCAAGATATCCACCTACTTAAGAAAATGGTGGTCACGTATCTGGTGGCTGGAAGATACGGATCCAGAATACATCAATGAGATTCTGGAATACAGCGAACACGCCGAGCACGATGATTCGCCGGATAGCGCAGCCAGTTTGATCCGTAGCATGACGGACAGACCTAAATTAAACAGAAATAGCATCCTGAAAGGAGGACTATAATGATATACCGCTTAGATGACAACGAAGAACTGACAGATGCCAAGTTAGCGGAGTTTATCGTAGAGCATGATAAAGAGGTTACGTGCAGATTAAAAGACCTACAGAGAGCCTATAACACGGATTATCCGATATTCGATCAAGCAGACAAGCCGAAATGGAAGCCAGACAACCGTATTGCCGTTAACTTTGCAAAGTACATTGTTGATACAATGAATGGCTTTTTTGCTGGGCATCCAGTGAAGACGATCGTGGATGATGGGAATGAATCAGTCGAGAAATACGTAGAGCTCGTAGACCAGTACAATGACATGGACGACAAGAACGCCGAGTTGGCTAAGATATGCAGCATCTACGGACGTGGCTACGAAATGTACTACGTGGATGAGGCTGGGGAAATTGGCATTACATACCTTGATCCGATGGAGTCTTTTATGATCTACGATGATAGTGTTTTGCAGAGGGAACTATACTTTGTGAGGCTGTACAAGGATAAACACGGCGTGTTGCACGGAAGTATATCGGACGACGTTTCGGTTCGCTGGTTTACTCAAAAAGGGCAAATCGTTTGGAGTGTAGAAGAACACAAGCATGGATTTGATGGAGTGCCAGCGACAGAGTATGTGGAGAACGAAGAGCAACTCGGAATCTTTGAGCCAGTGCTATCTATGATTAATGCCTATAACAAAGCAATCAGCGAAAAGGCGAATGATGTTGATTACTTTGCTGATGCGTATCTAAAGATACTCGGAGCAAAGCTTGGCGACGATGATGTAAAGCATATCCGGGATGATCGTGTGATTAACTTCGAGGGCGACACCGAGAAACTTATCGTTGACTTTTTGCAAAAGCCGAACGGAGACACTACACAGGAGCATCTGATAGACAGGCTTGAGAAGCTTATCTTCCAGGTAAGCATGGTCGCGAATATGTCAGAAGAGAATTTCGGCACTAGCTCTGGCATCGCAATGCGATATAAGATGCTTGCCATGAGCAATCTGGAAAAGACAAAAGAACGTAAGTTTGCATCTGGCATGAACCGCAGATACAAGTTGATTTTTTCAAATCCGGTAAGCGGAATGCGCGCAGGTGATTGGATTAAAGTGCATCCGCATTTCACACCGAATTTCCCGGCAAACGTACAGGAAGAAGCGCAGATCGCACGAGATCTTGATGGCATTGTATCACAAGACACGCAGTTGAGTGTGTTGTCTATCGTTGATAATGTAGCGAAAGAGATCGAGAAGATGCAAGCCGACGACCAGAAGCGTAAAGAAGATATAGTCACAAACAGAATGTTCGGGGGTATCGTAGATGGCGAAAAAGATGAGGGCATTGACCAGTAGCGATTACTGGTCGAAGCGAGAGGCTGAGAACCTTGCTAGGAATCAGCTGACCGAACAGGAATACGAAAGAAGAGTCAACGAGATCCTTAAATACATGGAAGACCAGATCACGAAAGAGATTAACGGTTTTTATTCCAAATATGCAAAAGCCGAGGGGATCACGATGGCAGAAGCGAAGCAGCGTGTATCGCAGTTAGACATTGCCGAATATGAGCGAAAAGCTGAGCGGTATGTCCGGGAGAAGAACTTCTCGGCGCAAGCAAATGAAGAGATGCGGCTGTACAACGCCACAATGAATATTAATCGTCTGGAGCTCCTTAAGGCGAATATAGGGCTTGAGCTTGTAGCTGGATATGATGAGCTTGACAAGTACACAGGCCAGATACTAACAGACAGGGCAAGAGAAGAGCTAGAACGACAGGCTGGAATATTAGGAAATGCCGTAGAAGATCTATCACAGAGAGCCGGAGAGATTGCAACTGCATCATTTAACGTAGCAACCTACTCAGATAGGATATGGACGCATCAGGCAATGTTAAAAAGTGAGCTTGATAACCTACTTCGTGAGGGCATGATACAAGGCAGGAATCCACGAGTGCTGGCAAGGCACTTAGAGAAGAGGTTTGGAGTTAGCAGGTCGAATGCAGTTAGGCTAATGCGGACAGAGCTCGCAAGAGTGCAAACAGAAGCGCAGAAAGAGTCTTATGAGCGCAACGCTTTTGCAATGTACGAATACATAGCCGAGCCAACAGCTTGTCCTATCTGCAAGGCATTGAATGGGAACACGTATAGTGTAAAAGATATGACAGTTGGAGAGAATGCGCCGCCGATGCATCCGAATTGCCGATGCAGTACAGCAGCATATATGGACAGAACAGAATTTGATGAATGGTTAAGGAGACAGTAATATGGATAACATTATAGATATCGAATTAACTGGCAGAAGCACCAGGAGAGATCAAAAGCTATGGCAGTATGATTACGGTCAAGTGTTGAGGATTGCTGGAAAAGAGTTCCCGAAAGTGACAGAGGTACAGTTCTCGCTCCAACAGAGCGGCGGTCATACACTGGACAGAATTGGAACAAGCGATAATGGATTACTTACAGTGCAGATCCCAAATGAGCTACTGCAAAACAAAGGGGCAACAAGTGACTATACAATTTATGCATTTGTGTATCTTTCTGGTGATGGGTGTGGCAACACGAAGTATATGATTCAGCTCCCGGTAGAGTCGCGACCAGAGCCTACAGACCCATCAGAAGACCCAAGCATAGATCCAAGCATTTTTGAAGATGCTATTAATTCGGTTAATGCATCAGCTGAACGTGCTGAAGAAGCGGAAAAAACAGCAAAGGAATCAGCGGATAAAGCAAAGGAATATGCCGAGAGTGCCTGGAAAAGCAAAGAAGACGTAGAAAAGGCAAGAGATAGTGCAATCTCAGCTATCGGTATAGAAAAAGAAAGCGCACTTGGCGATATTGCAAGTAAGACAAATGAATCGTTGCATAAGATTCAGAGCCAGACGGAAGCGTCTCAGAACAGTATCAAGCAGTCCATAGCTGATGCAACCAAAAAAAAGACAGAGCTTGACGGTGCTATCAGCAATGCCACGGATGCAAAAGGGAATCTGGACAAGGCCGTACAGTCGGCTGGGGATGCAAAGACAGAGCTTGATACATCAATTGAAAAAGCCGGAGAAGTTAAGACGGCATTAGACAGCTCCATTAGTTCCGCTGGAGAGAAGCAGTTAGCGTTAGATGCCACGATAGACCGTGCGAACACCGTAGACGCATCGTTGAAAGAGCATATAGGTAGTGCTCAGCAAATACAGGCAAATGTTGAGCAGATTGGAAAGAACACACAAGCTATTAGTTCGCTAAATGAAGATTTAGGCAACAAAATTACAAAGTTCTATGCATCGAATCAGGGCGGAACTCATATTACTGATTCTGATAATGGAAAGATTCAAGATATGATGATATATGGCAGATCATCACAGGATGGAACGCCAACGCCAGAGAATCCAGTTGAGATTAAGAGCGTTGTGAATCCTACAGTTAAAGTAACAAATGAAGATGGAACACAATTTGAGACTGTAACTCTTCCATACACGCTCAACGCCATCCCTGTAAGTTCAGGCGGTAACGTCACAATTAATGGTCAGCAGTATATTGCGGATTATGTGGATGTGGAAAGAGGGAAAGTAATACGAAACATACTGAAATGGTATTTAGCTGATGTGAAAAGGGCTTTTAATAATGGGGGAATATGGCATATCAATATTTCTGAACTCGGTATTGATGGTTCAAAAATTGGTTTGTCAAATATGCTTAAAATTCAAAACAATAGATACGAGGGTACAACAATTTCAGAATTGTATATTGCCATTGACGGAAAAGTTGCAGCATTAAATATGCGAGGTATGACAGATGAAGAATTAAAAAAATGGCTTAGTGAGAAAAATCCAGAAGTATATAATGTGCTGACTGTCGCAGAAGAAATTCCTATTACTTTGGAAGAAGCATCAGCATTCAAACAGCTAATGACTTATTACCCAGTAACTAATATAAGCGTCAATTCAGAGCAGCTTGACGGATATACAGTATTTAACTACCCGATTAGCATGGCTAATGGATGGAACTATGTAAAACAGCAGTTAGGAGACACTAGAGACTACATCTACGACATGGATATACAATCAGCAGAAGCCTATGTTAACAGTGAATATGCAGTAGCATTAACGGAATTGGAGGTATGATTATGTTATACAAGACACTGAAAAAATTAAAGGAAAGAAACGGTCTGACAGAAGATCTGAAGAATAAGATTGACATTTTCTTCGCCACGGGAAGAATCAACGAAGATCAGTATAATGAGTTGATGGATGTTGGCAACGAAGAAATTCGCTAAAGATAGCTTTAGTGAACTAACAGAGGTGAATACATGGAGATACGAGCAAGACCGAGAGGTCTTCTGAAAATTCTTAATGTAAAAATGAGTCAATTATAAACAGAGCAATCAAAGAGAGTCGTTATGGCTCTCTTTTTATGCGCGAAATCGTACAGAAAGGAGTATGTTATGCATCTATTCATCATAGCCGGTCACGGTGCTGGCGATCCAGGAGCGACAGGAAACGGATACACAGAAGCTGAGAGAGTGAGAGCCTTAGCAGCACGTATCGGTGCACTGGGCGGAAGCAATGTCACAATTGCAGATACGAGCCGGAATTGGTATGCGGATAACGGAATCAGCAAGCTTAGTGTCCCAAAGGACTACCAGATCATTGAGCTTCACATGGACAGCGCATCGGCATCTGCAAGGGGCGGACATGTGATCATCAACGGAAAGTATAAAGCTGATCAGTATGATAACGCTCTGGCGAAAATGCTCTCCGCTATCTTTCCAGGCAGATCTCAGATTGTTGTAGGTAGGACGGATCTGGCGAACCCGAAACGTGCAGCCGCAAAAGGCTATCCGTACCGGCTGATGGAGTGTGGATTCATTACGAGTGCCACGGATGTCAAGATCTTCAACAACCGGATGGACGATATCGCAAGGGGCATCCTTCAGGCGTTTGGGTTGTCGGCGGTGGGTACGTCTACCAAGACGGAGGCCGCAGGTAAGATTTACCGGGTTCAGGTTGGTGCATTTAAGCAGAAAGCGAACGCGGAGAAGCTGGTGAGCGAGTTAAAATCCAAAGGCTATCAGGCTATTATCGTATAGAATTTGATTGCTATTTAGAGCATGAGATAAACAGGCAGTAGGAGACACAATGATAGAGGTTAATGTTAGACCGGACGGCATAACGGTTGATGGTCACGCCGGATATGCCGAATACGGAAATGATATCGTTTGTGCCGGAGTCACGGCACTTACTCAGACGTTGGTTGGATCGCTAGAAGAATTGACATCTGACGATATTAAATACGATATATCACCCGGATGGGCGAATATAAATTATGGGAATCTTTCAGAAGAATCAAGAATTCTGGTGGATTCCTTTTTTATCGGCATCTGCATGATCGCTGATGAGTTCCCGGATTACGTCCGGGTAGTGTAACTGATGTGACCGGAATGTCGTTAAACTACACAAACTCGATAGCAATGGACTGGGGCGAATGCAATGGTCTGGGGCAGAAAGGACAAGAAATGAAATATATGAACATGATGAAAAGCTGGAGAATACCAATGGCTAATTTACAGCTATTCGCAGACGGTGACGGAGGCAGTGACGGCGACGGAGGCGACGGAGATGGTGGCACAGATGGCAATGAACAAGAAGCACTCGATTTTGACGGTTTTTTAAAGCTGGAAGGTAATCAAGCAGAATTTGACCGACGTGTCAATAAGGCTATTAAGACAGCGGTGACAAATGCGGAAAAGAAATGGAAAGCACTGACTGACGATAAGCTGACTGAAGCTGAAAAGCTTGCCCAGATGACAGAAGCCGAAAAGCAGGCATACGAAATGAAGAAGCTGAGGGACGAGCTGGAAACCTACAAGAAGCAGAGCGTACACTCTGAACTTGCTAAGACTGCAAGACAGATGCTGACGGGCGAGGGCATCAATATTCCAGATGCATTGTTAAAAAACCTTGTCACAGACGAAGCAGACAGCACAAAAGAAGCCGTCGAAGCATTTGCCGGACTGTACAAAGAGGCTGTACAAGATGCGGTCAAGGAAGCTCTGAAAGGCAAGACACCACGAAAAAAAAGCGGAGACACGGCTATGACAAAAGAACAGATTATTGCCGTAAAAAATCCAGCTGAAAGAAAAAGATTAATCGAGGAGAACATTGAGTTGTTCCAGTAGAAAGGGGAAGAAGATATGCATAATATCACAAGATTAGGATTACAAGCGTTTGCCGCACCTGACAACATGACAGGAAGGGCACAGATTAAGGTTAAAGCAAGGGAGATCGACTTTGTTACATCGTTTGGAAAAAATCTCCAGGCGTTACTTGATCTGTTGGGAATCACCAGAATGATCCAGAAAGCGAACGGATCAGAGCTTAAGGTTAAAAAGGTATCCGGCACATTGCAGAGCGGAGATGTAGGCGAGGGAGAAGAGATCCCGATGAGCCAGTACAATGCCGTGGAAGAGTCACTCGGAACAATCCGTGTGGAGAAATTTAGAAAAGGTGTGTCGTTAGAGGCTATCGCAGATAAGGGATATGATGCGGCGGTAGAGTCAACCGACGAAGAGTTTAAATCTGACCTCCAGTTGGTTGTGCTGAATAAGCTGTACAGCCAGTTAAAAGCAGGGTCGCTGGTAAGCCACGAATCTACTTGGCAGATGGCTGTAGCAATGTCCATCGGTCGAGTAAAGGACAAATTTAAAAAGATGCACCGCTCTGTTACCGGAGTTGCAGTGTGGGTAAATACGCTTGATGTATATAAGTACATTGGAGCGGCAGATATCACCATGCAGACGGCATTCGGCATGGATTACATGACAAACTTTATGGGGGCAGATGTAGTATTCGTTTCATCCGAAGTCCCAGAAAATGTAGTCATCGCAACACCGCTTAACAACATGGTAGCTTACTACGTTAACCCGGGAGACTCTGAGTTTGCACAGGCTGGTCTGGCGTTTACGGTTGATCCAGAGACGGGCTTTATTGGATTCCATACAGAGGGTGATTACAGCCGTATGATTAGCGACAACTATGCTATCATGGGACTCCGTGTGATGTGCGAGTACCAGGATGGTATTGCTTACACGTCCGTAGGCGGCTCTGATACACAGACACTCGGTACATTGACCTTGACAGCATCTAAGGGCACAGAAAGCGGAAAGACGGCCGTATCCGTGAAAGAGGAAAAGCAGGGCGTTAACAATGTACTTAAGTACAAGGTAGCAGCATCAGCTACTAATGTAACCTATGGCATGGATGTGAAAGGGTGGACTAAGTGGGATGGCGTGAGCGAGATCACCGCTGAAGCTACAAAACACATTACTGTAGTAGAGTGCGACACAAACTACAAGGCTGTACGCTCTGGTGATGTTGTAGCTAATCCATTAACGTAGGAGGTGGTCTGATGCTGGATGATCTTAAAAAGCTACTCGGCATCAAGGACGACAAACAGGATGATGTGTTACTGCTAATTATAAGCGGTACAAAAAAAAGACTTAAGGCTCTCCTAGGCGGCGTTGAACCGCCGGACGAGCTGTCTTATATCGTGCTTGATGTCTCCGTGATACGGTTCAATCGGATCGGATCAGAGGGACTGGCTTCTCATACTGTAGAGGGCGAGAGTCAATCGTGGGATTCAGACGACTTCTCTGGTTATAAGCAGGACATACAGACGTGGCTTGATGCTCAAAAAGAAGCAAAGAGAGGCAGGGTGAGATTCTTATGAGGTTTGATACACCTGTTTACTTCCAAAGCGTTGTACACGGCGAATACGATCCCACAACCGGCGATTATGCTGAGGATATAGTAACAGAAGCAGAACGTTATGCGTCAATCAGCGATACCGGAACAGATACGCTGACGCTTGTATATGGTGGACTTAAACAAGGAAGCCTTACAATCCGGCTACAGACGGCATATTACGGAATATTTGATTATATCCGAATTGGCTCAAAAAGATATCGAGTTGATATGACCAGATCGTTACGCCATAAACAGACATTTGTTGTGTCGGAGGTGCAGTGATGGGAAACATGGTTTATATCGATGGGATGGATAAGCTGACTGCAAAAATAAATAAGTGCAAGAATCTTGATCCGATTAAAAAGGTCGTTAAGCAGAATGGGTCTGAGTTACAGAGCAAAGCGCAAAGGAATGCTCCAGTTGACACCGGAAACCTTAGACGGAATATCGCGCTCGAAATTAAGAGCAATGGGATGACCGCTGAATGTGAGTCACAAGCGGAATATGCTCCGTACGTTGAATGGGGGACACGTTACATGGAAGCTCAGCCCCATGTAAAGCCGGCGTTTGAGGATCAAAAAAAGCAGTTCAAGCATGATTTAGAAAAGGTGGTCAAGTAATGGCACAACAGAGTGTTTTTTCTGAGCTTATTGTTAGACTCAGAAAACTATATCCAAACAGTGTATATGATGGCGCGCTTCCACCCAAGGAAACGCAATATCCATTTATATATCTTGGAGAAACAACAGAGGATGCCAGAATAGTGAAAAAGCATCGGAAAGGCAACCCAGCCGACATTACACAGACGATACACATTTGGCATAACAATCCAAGACAGAGAGGCAGAGTGTCTGGAATAGTTGACACGATTGAGGATGTATGCTATAACCTTACGTCCGCAGAATGTGTTGGATATGGATCCAGAATATTGCCTGATAAAACGACCGCAGAGCCATTGCTCCATGCGGTCATTACAGTAGACTTTATTTCATGAAAGGAGAAAAAACATGAATAAATTGCAGATGTTCGCATCCGAGAACACAGAAACAGAACAGAGCGACGTATCAACTCAGAGTGATGTAGCCGCTCAGAATGACAGCGGTGTGACAGTACAATCAGAATCTACCAGGGCAAGCGAAGCTGTCAAAGGACGAAAGATTGTATATTTGTTCCGTGTTGCGAAAAATTCAAAAACCGCCGCAGGAACAACGCTCGCGTTTACGACCGAGAACGGACGGACCAAGTCAAAAGATGCTGACTCAACAACAACTAAGGATGGCTCCATCCGTACACCCGGAGAAGCAGAAGTCGAAATCACAGCTACGTCAATCCTAAAAAAAGGTGATTCGACAATCGACGATCTTGAGGACGCTATGGACGATGATGGACTGATCGAGATTTGGGAGGCAAACCTTGATGATCCTGCAACCAGTGGAGAAAACAAGTACAAAGGCAGATACTTTACCGGATATCTGACAGAGCTTGAAAAGACATCGAACGCCGAGGACTTTGTTGAGTGCTCACTGACGTTTGGAATTAACGGAAAAGGTGTGAAAGGTGATGTTACGGTTACTACCGCGCAGCAGGAAGCAGCAAACGAAGTGTTTAAGGACACTGTACAGGAAGCATAGGAGGGAATTATGGAATTAACAATTAATGGAAAGGTATACACATTTACTGCCGGAATCGGGTTTATGCGAGACGCCAATAAATTGCAGGTACAGCGAGAAAATGGAATCGAGAAAGAAGTAGGACTCATGTCTTTGGCTGGCGGTCTTGTTGATGGGGATATCGAGGATCTTATCACAACACTTGACCTTACTAATAAGGGCAATGAGCCTAGACTGACAAAGGCAGAGATTGAATCATATATTGAGGATTCTGACACGGACATTGATAAACTCTTTGGAAGCGTGATCGATTTTTTATCGACAGCCAATGTGTCGAAAAGAGCCATGAAGAAGATGATTCACGTCGGCGAGATCATGGAGAAGAATCAGGAAGAGAAGCTTGCAGCAATGTAAGCTTTTTTGATTCTGTAGCCTTAAACAGCTTCCGGTACGGCTTTTGCAAAAATACGCATGATGTGGAGATGATGACTATGAGGGAGTACAACATACAGATGAAAGCGGTAGAGCTTGCCGAAGTGGATAAGCTCTACCATATCCACATGCAGGCGTTCCAGAACGTGAGAGCCGGAGCGCGGAAAAAAGCAGGAAAGAACAAAGAAAAGCCTGCTTTTCCGAGATTCCGACAGTTTTTTGACTACGAAGATGCTGTTAACAGGGTTATGAAAAGAAAGAAAAAAAGCAAATTCAGTGGTCTTATGGACTACTACAGACGAAAGGGGACGGAGTAATGGCAGAAAGTTATTCAGTGAAAGCGGTACTTTCGGCGGTAGATTCCGGCTTTGTTTCAACGTTCGGGAAAGCTCAGAGTGCTACGCAGTCCCTTATGAGTAGCGTAAAAAGCACAGCGCTTGGAGCTATGGCGTTTAAGGGCGTGTCGGCGGCGGTTAATACTCTATCATCTAACGTTGGTAGTGCGGTCAGCCGATTCGATACTCTAAACCAGTACCCGAGAGTACTTGAACAGATGGGTTTTTCTGCTCAAGAATCAGCAGATTCCATTAAAGAGCTGGGGGACGGCATCCAATACGTACCTACGTCGCTTGATGAAATTGCTTCCAGCGCGAAGTCCCTGGCATTAACCACCGGCAATCTAAAAAAATCCACAAAACTTGCCATCGCCATGAACAATGCATTTTATGCGTCTGGATCAGCAAGCGACGAGGCGAGCCGTGGTATGACGCAGTTTACACAGATGTTAAGCCGTGGCAAAGTTGGACAGGAAGAATGGAACACTCTGAACGAGACCATGAAGTACGGATTAACACAGACAGCAAAGAAGCTCGGTATCGCCAGTGGAAGCACTACGGAGCTTTACGATGCATTGCAAGACGGTACTATAACAATGGATCAATTTACGGACGCGATCATCGAATGCTCAGAGGAAACAGGTGGCTTTGCGGAAGTTGCTAAGACCTCTACAGCAGGTATATCAACATCTATGTCCAACCTTAAGATTTCGATCGTCAAAGGCATGGCTGGTGCTTTATCTGCTATAGATACGTTTTTAGCAGCCAACCAGCTTCCGACCATCTCACAAATGATTGATTCTGTAAAGGATAAGATAGGACCTGCATTCGATACTATCAACACTAAGATAGAGACGTTCGGTAATACTAAAGCATTTCAGACTGTCAGCAAATATGCATCCATGTTTTTTGATACCGTAAAAACGGTGGGCCCTGCGGTAGGAGCCATTTTTGGAACGATAGGAAAAGCAATATGGGAGATTGTGTCTGACTCTCATACGATGAGTGATGTAAAAACGGTTTTGGATGGTATATCGTCTGCCGCCAAATCTGCGTCTAAATTCATTACAGAGCACAAAGACGCTGTTAAAGAGACTGTCGGCGTTATTATGGGACTTGTTATAGTTTTTAAGGCACTAAAAGTTGCTATGGCAATCCAAGGTGTCGTATCTGGATTAATTGGTGTATTTACACCAATGGCGTCGTCTATGACTACGGTTAGCAGTGCGGCTACTGCCGCGAGTGGCAACATGTTACAGAGCGCAGTCGCGTTTCTTGCGATTGGAGCGGCAATCGCGATAGCAGCAGCCGGATTCTACTTATTGGCGCAAGCGTCTATACAGCTTGCAAACGCAGGACCTGGAGCCGTCGCGACTATGGTTCTCATGGTCGCATTGATAGCAGGTCTGGCGGCAGGGGCATCGGTATTAGCTCCGGCATTAACGGCAGGTGCGGCTGGATTGGTTGCATTTGGAGTGGCGGTACTCTTGGTTGGAGCTGGTGCGCTGTTGGCGGCTACAGCACTTACATTGGTTGCAGGTGTACTTCCGCAGATTGCCACATACGGCACGAGTGGAGCGGTGTCTATAGCCGCGCTTGGGGCATCACTGATTGTGTTCGGGGCAGGTGCTGCAGTAGCAGGAGCAGGTGCTATCGTATTAGGTGCCGGACTTGTTGTAGTTGGAGCCGGAGCCGTTGTGGCGGCGGCTGGTATTGCGCTTATGGGTGCCGGTGTACTTGTTTTGGGTGCTGGTGTGTTAGTTTTAGCGGCAGGGCTTACAGCTTGCACAGCACCGCTTACTATGATAGGTGCATCCGGGATGATGGCGGCAACAGCATTAGCAGCTATGGCGGCGGCTAGTGTGCTTATGGCGGCTGGAAGCGTAGCATTGATAGCAGGTCTGGCGGCGGCAGGCGTTGGCATTGTAGCATTTGCGGCGGCAGGAGTTGCGGCATCAGCCGGATTCCTTGCACTTAGTGCGTCGCTTGGCGGCGTAAAGAAAAAGATGGCATCTATCGCAGACAGTACCAGTACAGTATCAAGCTCATTCGGAAAAATGAAGAGCTCGCTCAAGGCTATACCGGGCGCATTTAAACAGATCGCATCAGCTGCTAATGCTACGCAGTCTGGATATACTGCATCACTTACAGCAATGAGTGCGGCATCGTCGTCTGCTGGACAGCAGATGGGTAGCAAGCTTGCAAGTAGCTTCTCAGCGTCATCTGCTATGATCGTAGCTACGGCAAGGAGCATGGCTATTAATGCCGGTAATGCAATGCGGTCTGGCTACTCGTCAGCAGTGGCTTCTGGTAGGTATATCGGGCAGGGTCTTGCAATCGGATTACGATCATCGTATGGGCAAGTAGCATCTGCGGCGGCACAGTTAGCATCGGCGGCAGATAGAGCAATACGAGCAAAGGCTAAGATTGGTTCACCATCAAGAGTTGCTATCAAGACATTCGGTTGGATTGGCAAAGGTGGAGTTATCGGGCTGAAAAAGATGCGGGGCAAGGTTGCAAAAGCTGCAGCCGATTTGTTTAATATTCCGAGCTTGTACGAGCCGGACTTTGCGTTTGCTGGCGGCGGTATGTCGTCGAGTATGAATCTGGACGAGTCGTTAGAGTACAGTCGGAACATTAATTGCACAATAACAGTACCGCTTGATATTAATGGCAGACAGTTTGCAAAAGCTACTGCCACGTATACACAGGATGAGCTTAATCGTTTAGACAAGCGTAATATGCGTAAGAGAGGAGAATACTAATGGAATTTATAGATGTAAACGAGGAAAGACCAGAAGAAGCTCTCCCATCTGAAGCAATGAGTTATAACGGCGTATACCTCGAAAAAGTAATTCCCGGTTATCGGACACTGTATGTGTCCGGACGGGAAACTATGACGGCTGAAATCAACGAAAACACAACAGGTGCCGCTGATGGTAGTAGGTTTGCTTATAAGAGATATCCGGCGCGAACTATAACGGTTGGATATCAGCTTATAGCAGAAAGCAGCGAAGCGTTTCGGAAAGCTTTTAACAAAATGTGCAGCGTTCTCGATGCGGAGCAGGTGAAAGTTATATTTAACGATGAGAGTGATAAATATTTCATCGGCACGTATCAGGGCGGCGACGATGTTGATCCCGGAAGAAACAGCATTACCTCCGAATTTGAGATTTATTGTACGGATCCGTTTAAGTATTCTGTAAACGAGACTGAGGTGGACGTGCAAGCAGACGGAAGCTTTATAATCGACTATAACGGGACATATCCATCTTATCCGGTGTTGGAAGCAACAATGACGAATGGGGAGAATGGCTTTGTTGGATTTGTTGATGCAAATGAAAACATACTACAATTTGGAGATGCCGACGAGGCAGACGGAGAAACGTATCAAGAGAATGATAGACTCGCATATCTGAGTGATTTTTTTAGTTTGCCTGACGATCACGGAATAGAGGCTATGCATGCAAAAAACGCTGGTACATCCGGTGCGCTTGGCACAGCTGGATGGTTTGGAAAAAAGTGGCTGACTATTGCATCAACCGGAGATAACAGCAAGCCGTGGAACGGTGGCATGAGAACGCTTGTTCTTCCGGCTGATTCTCAGGGAAACACGGATGGATGCAAAAACTTTTATTCATATTTTCACATAATTATGTATGCCGGACTAATGGGACAGACAGGTGAGATGACGCTAACGTTCTTGACATCGGATGATAAGCCTATCTGTGGCGTTAATTGGTACAAGTCAGATGCATCCGGAAACACTGGACATTACGAGATATTCTGCTACAGTCCTACATTCAATTCGTCGTTAGGATCTTATGTTAAAGTGCTAAGAACATACACGTTTACCACAAGCCATCTTCACTCCCAGAATCCGTGGTACTGGGACTGGGGACACTGCGATATACGAAAAGAGGGAAGTAAACTTACATTTTTTTATTGGGGTGGATATCCGTCTTATATTGTGCCAGAGGTCGAGAACATGAAATGCTCAAAGATACAGCTATCTGTTAAAAGTGCGAAAAACCGAACTGGCAATAAAGCGTTGACGTATCTTGGATTTGATGTGCTGAGCTTTGATAAACTCCACGTGGAAAAGTGGCGAGATGTACCGAATAAATTTGGGCATGGCAGTGTACTAACAGCAGACTGCGGAAGCGGCGAAGTGACACTTAACGGACTACCTAAAGCAGATCTAGGTGCGGTTGGGAATATGTGGGAATCATTTAGTCTTAAGCCTGGAATGAATCAGATTAAGTGTCTCGCATCTGAATGGGCACAGACACCAACATACAAGCTCAGATATAGGGAGGTGTTTATATGATACTGTACTTTGCTGACAGATACATGAATATACTTGGTCTTGCAAGCACCGACCTACCGAGCGGACACAGGATTTATAACGACCAAAAGACAGAGGAGATATCTGCTGGATCTGTGACACTTGAGTTTGCACTGACCTATACAGATGAGACAAGAAAAGAGATAGAAAGATTCTCCGCGGCTGGTAATTACATCATAAGGAAAGACGGAGAAAGCGAAGAGTTTTATACCATTATTGACAACGAGCACGATATCCTTAAGCATGAGATATCAGTATATGCAGAAGATAACGGTATGGACCTACTGAACGAGACTGTTGGAGCTTTTGAAGCCGACAAGGCATATCCATCAGAGTGGTACGTCACAAAGTATGCTTATGATAGTGGATTTGAGATTGGCATCAACGAAGTGAGCGACTTGAGCAGAAAACTGAAATGGGAGGGAGAATCTACCTCTGCCGAAAGACTCCTGAGTATAGCCACACAGTTTGATGCTGAGCTCTCTTATAGCTTTGACATTCGCAATCTATCAATCCGGCATAAATACATTAACCTATACCGGAAACGTGGGAAAGATGTTGGAGTGAAGCTGAGACTCAATAAAGAGATCGATAATATTACGATTAAGAAGTCCGTTGCCGATCTGGCTACTGCACTAAAAGTGACCGGAGGAACGCCACAAGGCTCTAATAATGCGATCACGCTTAGAGGTTATAAATACGACGATGGAGATATCTATGTATCCGGAGACTATCTCATGTCAAGGAGTGCTCTTGCTATATGGAGCCGCTATCTATCTGAGACAGGACCCGATGTAGGGCATATAGTCAAGCTGTGGAGCTATGACACGACCAGCCAATCAGAGTTGTGTAACCGTGCGGTATCGCATCTTAAAAGCATATATGATGTAGCTATCTCGTGCGAGGTGGAGCTTGCATATCTGCCGGACGGCGTAAGTGTCGGTGATACCGTAGATATCGTTGACGAAAAAGGGGAATTATATCTCAGCGCAAGACTTGTAAAGCTTGTAACAAGCAGAGCCAACAAGGAGTACACAGCTACATTTGGAGATTATGCTACGCAGTCGAGCGGTATATCTACTAAGGTGCAAGAGTTAGCTGCGAAGTTTTCGGAATTGGCTAAAACCAGAACGCTATATACATGGATAGCCTACGCAGACGACGAAAACGGAACAGGAATCAGCACAAACCCAGATGGCAAGTCATACATGGGTACTGCTCCGAACCGAACCACTGAAGAGGTGGATACGAGTGACACGACGGTGTTTTCGTGGTCTAAGACAAAGGGTGATGATGGATATTCGCCAACTGTTAGCGTGGCAGACGGCGAGACTGGTAATACTGTTATAACTGTGGATGATGCGTCCGGAACTACATCGACAGAGCTTAAGGACCAGACAGCGAGAACCGATGCGGAAGAGGGAAAGAAAGTTGCCACCAATTATATAAGCGGCAAAGACGGGGACGTTGTAGTCGGTGATCTTACCGCAGAAACATTAGGCAGAAATGTTCGAATCGCTAATGATAAAATTGCGATCCGAAACGGAGAAGAAAACCTTGCATCGTTTGATGAGAGCTCCATAGATCTCGGAATATCGGCTGAGAGCGCACGAATTAACATGTGTGGTAACCGCTTATCAATCATTGCAAACGCAAACGAATACGGAGACGTTGCTTACATGAGATGTGAAGACCTCAGGATTACTCCCGGTATGCCAGGTGCTCCGGGATGGACTTCTGCGCCATTATTTAGGATGAGCTCAAAGGATGGGTTTGGATTCGCCAATGTGCGACCGTGGCAGATTATTGATGGTGATGTCTATCCATTCCTTACGACTTACGAGTTGCCTTTTATGGCAAAATCCGGAAGCACGGTGGTTAGGATTAACGGCACATCTTCTGTTAAACTGTTCACGCTTGCGGACCTTAACAGTATGTTTGGACAAGCATATACGAGTGCCTATAACTACCATATATTCGCCATGAATGGCGATGGAAATGCATCGGAGGCTCATCTTAATGGCATTACGGTGATTGGTACAGATTACTATGCTGTACTGGATAGGAGCGTAAACGGTTCGTTCCGCGTTAATTGGATGGTGTTCTGCGCAGTCAGCAACGCCTAGAAAGGATTATATATACAAATGGGGAATTTATTAATGCAGACATATATCATAGCACTTCCGATTCTTTTGGGGTATATTGTCTGGCTGCTAAAAAGGCAAAAAAGAGACAGGGATGCAAACAGCAAGGGGACAATGCTTTTACTACGAGTACAGCTTATTGAGTATCATAGTAAATACACTAAGATTGGTGATATACCGTCATACGCTTACCAAAACTTTTGCGAAATGTATGAAGCATACCACGAGCTCGGTGGAAATGGTATGGTCACAAAAATGAAACATGAAATTGATGAATTGCACATAAAAAGAAAGGTGGAATAATTTATGGATATCACAACATTAGGAACAGTGGTAGGAATTGTAGCAATCTGCTACGTGATCGGTCTTGGTTGCAAAGCTTATGAAAAAATCCCGGATAAATGGATTCCGGTTATCATGGCTACGTGCGGTGGAGTGCTTGGCATTGCAGGACTCTACACAATGCCCGACTTCCCGGCAGGAGACATTATCAATGCGATCGCGGTAGGAATGGCGAGCGGACTTGCGGCAACCGGAGTAAATCAGTTGTACAAACAGCAGTGTAAATAATAAAAAGAAAGGAACGCGGTGGCACGCATGAAACAGATTATCAACGACTATTATCTCGCTCCATACCCGAAAGAATTTGTTGAACACTTTCGGAATGGACTCAATGAGGAGTATCTTACTATATTCGATTCAATCAGCACCCGAAAAGGTGATTCAAATTTCCATTATGACAACACAATGATACCGCCAGAACGGTTTGAAAAACTTTTGCGCCGAATGGTGCGGACACACGTAGACGAATTGATCCGGCTTGCTTTGATCGGATTCCGTCATGATTCTGTCAGTGATCCATCAAGGCATTAGTGCGCTCTTTTTTACTACAATATAAGTACAAAAAAGAAAGGGGGCACATTTATGGAATATGCAAGCAAAGGAGTAGCAGGAACAGGTCTCGGTCTTGGAATCGCAGGAACGGCACTCGGACTTTTGAATGGAGGTGTTAACGGAGCAGGACTTCTCGGCGCATCACGCCAGGCATCAACAGTCGGAGATATGGCGTCTATTGTTTCGGCGGTTGCGGATGTTGCAGGGGTAAATAAGTGCTCAGATAACACTCCTGTCACAAGATTTGAGATGAAAATGCAGCAGACGTTAGCAGAAAAGGACGCAGAGATCGCACTGCTTAAGAGCGAGCAGAATACTGAGGTTAAGATTGCTGATGTCTACGAGCGTCTTATCACACGGATCAACGCCGATCAGAGAGCACAGGCTGACTGGAATGCAAACCAGTCCGTTGCAAATGCACAGATGAGTGCGGCTATTGCAACAAACAATGCAAGTATCGCAGCGTTACAGAACTGCTGCAACCAGATCACGAAGCTCGTAGTACCAAACAGTGCAATCTGTCCGGGTTGGGGTAATGTGACAATCACACCCAGCGCGTCAACCACAACAACAGGTTAATGGCTTGAAAGCAAAAAAGAATGGCAGAGGGCGCATATAATGCGCCCTTGTCTTTTTGGAGGATGAATATGTATACAAGTGAACAGATTATTAATGGACTTATGGCTTATGCAGACAACGAAGTGATTCCGAAGCTTGGCACGTCCGGTAAATGGATTATAGGTACATTAGTTGGAATGATTGGAGCTAAGACAGGTACGCTTATGCAGGAGATCCAGAGCAACCAAGCAGCTAAGATGATCGGGGCTGTTGACAACAACGGACTGTTTGATATCGATCTTATAGCGGACCATCTCAAGCAGTCGGTACAGAGATACGGCAACTTACAGATAGCGTTGCCGATGCTCGGAACAATGACATTTACGGCTGACGACGTAGAAAAGGCAATCAGATATATAAAGGGGGCTTAAATCATGACAGAAGAGATTAGAAACAAACTTATTGACTCGGCGCACGATGAGATCAGCGACATCCAGAAGTACATGGATATGTCAAGTGAAGTATCTGGAAGCGCAGGAGGTGTGCTTAAGGATATCGCACGCGACGAATACACTCATGCCAAGCATCTCGTAGAGATTCTGGAAGAGAGTGGAGGAGTACCGGAAGACCTCAAAAAGGAATGGAAAGAATGCCGGGACAAACACGCTGACGCATGAACATCTTCGGTAGATTATGCCAAGATTATCCGGGTGCTTACGTTGTTTTTGTGAGCGTTTTATATTTATTTGGTTCTAAGATTTGGGGCGAGTAATCGCCCCTATTTTTTATTGAAAAAAACTAAAAAACTATTGACTATTGGTTACCAATAGTATATAATAAAATCATCAAAGGAAAGCAGGAGGACAAAACGATGAAATACGATGTAACATTTAGTTGTGGACATACAGAAGAGGTTCAGATTTACGGAAAGACAGAAGAACGCGAAAGAAAGATCAAATACTATGGAAAAAGCGGACTTTGCTCTGAGTGCTACAAAAAGAAAATGAACGAAGAAAACGCCGAAAACTGTGAAGAAGTAGTAATGATCTACAGAGAATACAAAGAGAATTATTCTGACTGCAAAACAAAGTCAGGAAGCTATGACAAAGCAGAAAAAACTATCGTTGTATACGTTCCTAAGCAGGAAGAAAAAGAAGAAGATGCAAGAGAAACTTTTGGAAAAGCTATGGATGCAGCATTGGAAGAATTAAAGAAAGAAAATAAAAATGCAGCACCAGAAGATGTAATGCCAGCAATGATAGCGAGACAGCTTGACAAAATGGGATATACAGAGGAAAATTTGAAAAAGATGGAAGTACCAGAAACAATATTAAAAGATGTGCTCGAAAGAAAAGAAGTATGGACGAAATGATGAAGCAAGTTGCGCTGTATCTTTAAAATATAAAAAAGAGAGAAATAGCAGAAAAATGTAAATATGCTATTGACTATTGGTTACCAATATGCTATTATAATTACAGAAAGAGAAACGGAGGAAAACAAAAATGACAGTAGATAACAAAATGATGGATGCAATTGTAGTGCTTATGGACGATGAAATGAGAGAAAAAACACATTTTGAAGCTGCACCGTGTAGCAATGAAGAGTTCTTAAAACGCTATTGTGAGCTGGATCCACAGTTTGAATCTGTACTCAAAAGCGAATTTAGCATTGAACTGTAAGGGATAGCATCATGGAAGATTTGACAGGGAAACGGTTTGGAAAACTGACAGTTCTGAAAGCACTAGAAAAGTCTGAGACTCATCAAAGAATATGGCTATGCAAGTGTGATTGTGGAAACACGAAAGAGGTTACAACAAGAGATCTGAAAAACCATAGAGTATCTAGTTGCGGATGCTCAAGAGGGAGTAGCAAGTCGTTGGTTGGTAAGCGATTTGGCAGGCTAACAGTGATAGAGGATACGGGAGAAAAACAGGGAACTGCAAAAATGTGGCTATGCAATTGCGATTGCGGAAACACACTGAAAGTAAGAACGGATTCGCTTACTGGAGGAAAGACTATAAGCTGTGGATGCTATTTATATGACAAAGAAAGATTGGCAGCATTAAATGCCGGAAAGAAGATAACAGATCATACATCAGAAGTGTTTTTTAGAGGTACTATAAAAAAGAATAACAAGACAGGAATTAATGGCGTGGCGTTGCTTGGAAACGGAATGTATAGAGCTTATATAGGATACAAGAACAAAATACATGTTTTGTATCAAGGAAAGGACTTGAATAAAGCAATTAACGCCAGAAAAAAAGCGGACGAAATGATGAAAAACGGAGGGTTTGAAGAGTGGATAAATCGAAAAAAAGAAAAATAACTGATTTGATGGAAGATGCCATGTCTGGAGATGATTACAAATTAATGGGTAATCTTCTGGTTTCTGGACTCATGTTCGAGAATCCGGACCAGGAGAGCAAAAAAAACTGCAATGATATGTTGCTGGAATTGATGCATTATTGCGAAAGAGGGAATAGCACTGGCGAAAAGAACGATTACTTGATCAGGACGGCTGACCGGATAAGGAAATATTTAGGAGAACAGAAATGAAGATAGACAGAAATTTAATATTTAATAAAGCTGGTGGAAACGCCAGCCGGAACGCATATAGTTGTAAGATGTCAATCCCGGCTGCGGCAATCGAAGCACTTGGGGCGACGCCAGATGATAGAGAGGTCACGTTGGAAATCCTTGATGGAAAAGTTATCATTACAAAAAATGGGAGCAAAAACGGGAGCAAATAACAAGGCATAAACGGTTTATTTTGGTGTATCAATCGTAAATAAGTACCCAAAAAGGTACAAAACGGTGTAGAACGGTCAATAATATTAGGCTGTTATCCGCACTTTTTGAGAGTCGGAAACCCTTGATTTTACTGGGTTTTCGGCTCTTTTGGTTTACGCGTGGGAGCATTTTGGGAGCAGGTTTCCAGTGTTTTGAGTCTTTACAAACGCCCATAATCTAGGTAAAATCAAAGCATGAAAGGTGGTGGCACACTATGTGGAAAGAATCGAGAAATGGTAGCACGCGCTACAAAGATCGGATTACAGATCCTATGACCGGGAAAAAACATACAATCTCCGTAACACTTCCCGGCAAGTATTCCAGAATCCAAGAGAGGGAGGCTAGAGCATTACTGGATGCGAGGATAGATGATCTGTTGAGCGGCAAGGAATCCGACCCGAATGACCCGACACTGAAAGAGGTGGCAGAACATTACTTTGCGGATCAGCGACGTACCGTATCGGAGCAGACCTGCATCAGAAACTATCATGCTGTTAATACGCTTATGAAGATGCTTGGCGAAGATGTGAGAATAAATAAGCTGACAGCCAGATACGTTCGTGAAATGTTCAGTGCTTCTGGAAAAAAGAACGGCACGCTCAACGAGCATCTGGTACGTTTAAAAGCGTTTCTCCGATGGGCGTATAGAAATGATTACCTTGCGGATGTATCGTGGCTAGATAAGCTTATACCGTACC